ATTGACCAGATAAAGGTTGCCGCCCTGTTCAGCAGAAATTTTTTCCATATTTTCAAGTTCACGCACGTCGTTCGCCGAGAGGAATCCATTCTGCCGCCCAACCGCATAGCCGTTCATCCGGCTCTGGTAATCGCCGCGCAGCAGGCCGTCCACATTGAACTTGATGATGTATTCCAGTTTTTCCTTTGGGCTGAGCAACGATCTCGTCAAAGCCTGTTCCCAGCGGCAGACCCACGGGTTCAGAGTGTACTTCACAAATTCCAGTGACTGCTGCTCGATGTTGCTGAAGGTGCTGCGCTCCAGGTCGCCGATCATGTGCGGCGGCACATGGAAGATACGAGCGATCTCGTCTACCTGGAACTTTCTCGTTTCAAGGAACTGTGCCTCATTTGGAGAGATGGAAATCGGAGAATAGTGCATACCCTCTTCCAAAATTGCAACTTTTCCAGCGTTTTTACTGCCACCATAGATAGCGTTCCAGCTTTCTCGCAGCCGGGTGATATCTTTGATGGTACCGGGATGCTCCAGCACACCGCTGGGTGCTGCACCGTTTGCGAAAAACTTTGCACCGTATTCTTCACAAGCAAGCCCTACACCGATGCTGTTTTTTGCCATGGCGATGGGGCTGTATCCGACAAGCCCATCAAATCCGAGGGCCGGAATGTGCAGTACATCCTCCGGCAGTAGATAAACAGTGCCTTTTTTCATAGTGTCGGCTTCTTCGCCGCTGCGCAGATAAGTTTAGTAAAGTTGGCCTTTTTCATCTCGGTCGACCGATATCTGATTTGGCATCAGGGGATATAACGCTGTTACCTGCCCTCGGCCATCACGGATGATCTGGCAGTAACAGTTGCCATACAACAGCAAGTGCGTCATAAGCGTTTCCCGGAAAACAAAACTGGTCATCTCCGAGTTCGGCTCACTATGCAGCAGGAAGTACAGCGGATGGTCTAACGCCTTTTCCCTGCTGCCGTTTTTACCGCATTTGTACAGATGCAGCGGCACTCCTGCAATGCCCTCTGCAAGGATGCGCACGCAGGCATACACAGCGGTCAACTGCATGGCAGAACGCTCGTTTACGGTCTTTCCTGCAGCGGTAGGACCCATCAGAAACCGATACCGGCTGCTGATGGAATAATCTTCAACTTTCGGCTTGAACAGCCGATTCCAAAAACTCATATTCTCTCCCCCCCCCTTTTTACAAATACAGCAATCCACGGTCTTCATAGATAGAAGTTGTACTGGTGCCGCCGCAGCGCAGAGCACGGTCAAGAGCCATGACCAGAGCGACTGCGCCATCGATGCGCTCTACCGCACGGGACTTGTCCATCTTGATGTTGCCAGCTGGGTCTGTGCGCACCACCACATTGTCCATGCACCAGCGCAGCACCGGATGCTCACCATGCGCCAGTTCGCCGCTCAGCACCAACCGCATCAGCTGCTTGGTCGGCTCGCTCATGCTGCCGAAGCCCTGTCCAAAGGGAACCATTGTGAAGCCAAGGTCTGTCAGATGGGATACCATCATGGAGGAATTCCAGCGGTCATATGCTACTTCCCGGATATCGTACTTTTCGGACAAGTCACTCATGAACCGGATTATCGCATCGTAATCCACCACATTGCCCTCTGTGGTTTTGATAAAGTCCTGCCGTGCCCAGAGGTCATAGTTCACATGATCCCGGCGCACACGGAGATCCAGCGTTTCATCCGGCACCCAGAAGTACGGCAGCACCTGATACGGCTCATCATCTTCCTGCGGAGGAAATACCAGCACCAGCGAGGTCAAGTCGGTTGTACTGGACAAGTCCAGTCCTGCATAGCAGGGACGACCTTCCAACGCCCTTTCATCTACGGGTACTGCGCAGGCGTCCCACTTTTCCATGGGCATCCACCGCACAGTCTGCTTCGTCCACTGGCACAGGCGCAGCTGCCGGAATACATTCTCCTCTGCCGGATTCTGCTTTGCCGAGTTGCAGGCGGCTTCCAGCTTTTCGATGTCAATGGTGACACCCAGCGATGGATTCGCTTTCTTCCAGACTTCCGGGTCTGTCCAGTCAGCATCCATGGGTGCACCGTAGATAACTGGATAAAAAGTCGGGTCATGCTGACGGCCATCCAGAATATCCTGTGCTTTCTGGTGCTGCTGGTAGCAGACCGAATGGATGTCATTTCCGGCAGTCGTGATGATGAACATCAGTGGCTGTTTCCGGGCATCACCAGAGCCTTTTGTCAGGACATTGAATAACTTATCGTTCGGCTGATTGTGCAACTCATCAAAGCACAGGCAGTGGATGGAAAAGCCGTGCTTGGTCGGCGCATCTGCGGACAGCACCTGATAGAAGCTGTTCGTTGGCTTGTAAATGATTCTTTTCTGGGAATAAAGAATCTTACACCGTGCATCCAATGCAGGGCACAGCTTTACCATATCTGCCGCCACCATGAAGATGATACTGGCCTGCTGGCGGTCTGCGGCGGCGCTGAACACCTCTGCACGCTGCTCACCATCTCCGCAGGTCATGAGTAGAGCTACCGCAGCAGCCAGTTCGGTTTTTCCCTGCTTCTATACGCTGTATTGAACTGCCGATAACCGTTTGGCTTTATAATACCAAACAGATCCCGGATGATGCGCTCCTGCCAGCCCAGCAGCTTGAATGGCGCGTTATAGAAGCTGCCTTTTGTGTGTTTCAGGCATTCGATAAAACTGACCGCATAGTCAGCTTTCCGCTCATCGTAATGCGAGGTTTGTGCCATTAGGGGTGTCAGGGTATAATTCTGCAAAACTTATCACCTTCCTGTATCTCCGTCCCGTGCCTTCAGCAGGCGCTCCATCAGGTCATCCTGCGGCGTACCGTCAAAAGTCGTGGAGCAGTTCTCCTTGACGATCTGATAAATCTGATACCACAGCTGGTTGGTCTGCTTCATATAAGCCTGTGCCTGTGCCACAAAGGGCGATGCTGTTACAACACCCTGCGCAGTCTTGGTAATGAAACCGTACTGTGAGTTGATACCTTCCAGCTGCACCCACCGGGATGCGCTCATGGCGTACTGCTCCAGCAGCATCGGGTTGATGAGGGATGCACAGCTGCGCTCATTTAACCATTGCCACGTTTCTTCGTAAATTTCAGCGGCATACAGCTCTCCCATCCGCTGCTCGGCCTTGAAATAATCCTTTATCTTCGGCATCTGCGCTGTTTCCACTTCCGGTATTTTCAGCACCGTTGCCTTCTGCCCGGCTTCAATGCGCTCAGACAGCGGTTTCTTCTTGCGGCCTGCACCCGGTCGGGCACCGCCACGGTTAGCACCGTTTCGGTCTGGCATCTTCTCACCCTCATTCCTGTTTAATTTCTTTGATTTTGATTGATTTTTTCGGGCAGGAAATCAAACAATTCGCAAAAATCAAACGCCAGTTTTTACGCATACCTGCGCGGCTTTATAGCATTTTCAGTTCCGTTTTTGAATCATTCCCGGACTTTTTGAAATCCAATTTTTGTGTGCGTGACTGGACCGCCGTTTTTCAATCGTACCCACGTAGAGATTTGCACTCCCCCTTGGGTAAAACTGACGTTTGAAAAGAGACGGTTTTTCAAAGAAAATCAAAGGATTTCAAAAGATTCAAATCAATCAAACGAATTCAAAACTTTCATTCTGCTGCACCGTTCCCACCAGCATCTCGCCGCATTTTGTTGTGCAGCGCAGTATGATGGGATGCACAAAGGTTGCACAGGTTCTCTGGCGCATTCGTGCCACCTTCCGCCAGCGGCACACGATGATGCACCAGCGTTGCTTTGACATACCGGCCTTCTGCCATGCACATCTCACAGAGCGGATACCGCACCAGCTGCACCGCACGGATCGTATGCCATGCGGCGGTATGGTACCGCTCCTTGTGCGCAGGGTCACGGTAGAAACGGTTGTAGTCCCTGTCTGCTTTCTTCCGGTGCTCCGGGCAGAATTGGCTATCCGTCAGGTTTGGGCAGCCGGGATACTTGCAGGGCTTTAACGTTTTTCTGGGCATACCTCTCACCTCTCCTATGCTCACATACTTCCGGGCAATAGAAAAGCCCTCACAGGTTTTACCCTGCAAAGGCTTCGTTGTTGTGTTCTGTTTTTGTGGACTATTCTTTTCTCTTTGTCCAGTATAATAATACCACGCCGAAAACGCTTGTGCAACCATTTCAGTCGTAACATCGTTGAACATTCGTGAATATCTGCTCTCCACTTTTTGAGAAAGCTCAATCGTTGCACATTACCCTCAGAACATTAAATCCCCACATCCCGTTTCCTTTTTGCTCTATTTTCTTGTTGCTGGTGTGTTGCCAGTTAGTTTCTCACGGAGCAATCGGAAACAATCCAGAAGTCCATTTGCAATTCGATGATTTTCCCTCTTTTCATATCCATCTATTTCTTCTCGTTGCTATTGTTGCTACTAAAAAGTAAATAGTATATAAAAGATAGGGTATTGACTGGCAACATTGGCAACAGTTCATTTTTAATCGTTCTATCATCATATTTATGTTGCTGCTTTGTTGCCGGTTCACTGGTCTTCGCTGTGTTTCTCCGCAATATTTAGGCTGGAATCACCTCGTCCTCCGGAAGTTGTACCATCTCAAGACCTTTATTCATGAGACGATTGACATGCTGAACTGTGTAATTCATCTTCTCAGCAACTTCTTTCGTACTGAGGTTTTCAAGATAATACAGCTTCAGCACTCGGCGCATTTTCGGATCTGGCACTGTATCGATTGCAGCATCTGCATGTGCAATCAGCTCGGCAAGATGATTCTTCTCAAAATCCAGCTTCTGCTGCTTTGCATCTTTCCGTTCCACAAGGAGCACAAACCCTGCCTGTGGACTTCCGGAATGTCCATCTGTCTTGCAAAATGACGTACTCCCAATGCTGGCCATGCCGTCGTCAAGATATTGGACATCCTGCTTCAGGTCTTCCACACGATCTGCCTGCTTTCTGACCTGCTCCAGATATTCTTTTGCACTTCTCATCGCATTTTCCTTTCTGCCTTTACTGGCCAACACTGTATTCTCCGATTTTCCATCAGGGCTTGCCCGTTAGGGGAATGTTAGAGTAGTTTCCTATTCTTTCTATATTTCTTATAGTATAGTAGTACCACTACTTTATCAGCTTTTTCTGCTATATAGATTTTCAACCTAATATAACCTAATACTCTCTTAACTCGCCTTCGGCGCACTGGCGTCTTCCAGCGTGTCCACATCTGCCAAGGCCGGCCTGAAATTATCGACATGGCGATAAAATCTCACGTTCTTATCCATCGGTGGCAGATAATAACAACTCTTGTTGCTGGGCTTTTTGGTCATGATCCGCTCATCTCTTTCGGCCAGTTTCTTAAGCACCTTTCCGATTTGCGATGTTGTAATCGGCTTCAGCATAAGGTTATCTCGCACTTCAGTTACTGTATACCAATCCCACTGGCACACCGGACTATCCCACGCCAGCTTATCAAGGATCTCCGTTTCACCCGGCAGCGGCTTATTGTACTTTTCATTGTCTGCCTGTAGCTTAGTGCGTTCCTCTTCCGTCAGCTGGAATCCCTGCGGATTCGGCAGATACAGTTCCGTGTACACCTGTGCCCACATCTGCTGGAACCAGCATTCCGGGAGTTCTTTCAGCTTCTGGCAATCGATTTTGTCGGCTCAACTACCCACCAGCGTCTGCTGCCAGTTTCATCGTTCAGAAACTCCTGCGGATTGACCGTTGCACAAAAACTGGTACGGCGTGGCTTGGTAGTAGCAACACGGGCATAAGGCTGGCGGTAGGTATCGCAGCATGCCGTAACAAACGCTTTCAACGCAAGCTGTTCACGCTTCAAGGTGCTGTCCAGCTCACCCATCTCCGCGATCCAAATGCTGGTTGCCTGGATCACTGTGTCCTTTTTGTCAAGGTCGATGCTGACACCCTCTGCGAACCACTCTGCCTTCATCGCGATTCTGGAGCAGAACAGCGTTTTGCCTGCGCCCTGCGGCCCACGAATGACCAGAACACCATCTGCACCGTAAGGGCTCATTTCATCATTCAGTGCCATTGCAACACACTGATGCAGCCATTTTCTCAGATACAGGACATACGTCTTGTTTCCTTCGACGCCCAGAATCTCTGCCAGTTCTTTAAGGCGGTCGATTCCATCATATTGGGTGGACTCGAACATCTTCTCGACCGGATTATAACGGTTTTCATCCTCGATCAGCACCAGACAGTCATCCAGTGTCTGCTTAGCGCAGGGCATCCGCCGCTTTGTCAGATAATCGTTGACCAGTACCGGCAGCACATTTGCAGCATTTCCCTTAGAGTGCTGCGGCGGCATGCCCTCGATTTCCACCTTTCCGGTGATCTGATTCAGCCGTACACAAACGCTCATCTTTTGCAAAATCTGTTTGATGGTATCGCTGGTAACAGGCTTCTTTCCTGCGTCATCTGCTTCTTCATACTCATCCGGGCTCAGATAGTCCGCTGATTTTTCAATCGTGCCATGGTAGAAAGCCCTCGCACTGCCCAGAATCGTTTTCAACTCGTCATCTTCCAGCGAATCTTCGCAGCGTTCCGATGCTTTGTAAAAGAGTGCTTCCGCCTCTGCCGTATCTCCATGCCGCTTCAGAATTTTTGCAGCATACTTGGAAAGCGTACTGTTCCGCTCACCAGTTGGAATCGTCTCTGGCAAGACGGTTCGCTGCTCCATGAAGGTATCCAACGGTGTATCTCCGTCATAAAACTCCACCTTGGGGTTCTCTACGCCATAAAGGAATCGTGCCATATCAAGAGCCGCCGGGTCGAAAGCCGGGAAATACTTCTGAACATCCTTTTTCAGCTTTGCAAGCCGCTTTTCACTCGTCATATCGTTGATAATGAAATACACATGGAACTTCGGCCGAGCGGTCTTTCCGTTCTTTTCCTTCATGTGGTTACGAGAATAGACCACATAAAACGGAACATCCGGAAACGCCGCCCGAACATCTGCCGGTGTTTTCCACTCGCTCGCCGGAATGTCTTCTGCAAGCGGATCCGGATTCGTGTTGTCGCAGTCCACGGGCAGGCAGTCAGCTTTTCGGAAAGTCTTTTTGCTGCGGTATCCCTTAATTGCATTTTTGCGAGTGTTGGTTCCATCCGCATACTCGCCACAGACATGGTCGAACTGCGCGATCTTTTCAAAGTCATCCACCGTTTTGACCTCAGCCTTGAACGGATAGCTAGTGTTCTTTTCTTTCCCTCTTACACTGCTGTACTGCAGCGTGATGGTCGACAAACTCAT